GTGATAGCATCGCGACCTCAATACACGACTTTGAAGGTGATCAAACTTATACCGAAAAACGCGGTCATAACTTTACCCTTAATGCGTCTTTTGCAGATATTAATGTCGCAGATTACGATGCTTTGTATTTACCAGGTGGACGTGCGCCAGAATACCTGCGTTTGAATACTAAGGTTATTGCAATGATTCAGCATTTCGCAAATACTAATAAACCGATTGCGTCGGTTTGCCATGGACCACAAATGCTGACGGCTGCTGGCGTATTGAAGGGTAAAAAAGTATCTGCTTACCCTGCGTGTCAGCCAGAAATAGAAATGGCTGGCGCTGAGTATGTCAAGTTACCTATGGATGGTGCTATTACAGATGGCCAACTGGTAACGGCTCCTGCGTGGCCTGCCCATCCAGCTATGCTGAAGCAATTTGTTGCCTTGCTATAAGCTTTAATTAGTATCGAGAGAGGATATTATATGTGTCAATTGTTTATTAGTGCTGACGACAGCTTGTGGAGCTCTAAAACCAAATCACTTCGAATTCAGGGAGTTGTCACCTCAATTCGTTTAGAGGTGTTTTTTTGGGATATATTAGAAGAGTTGTCATTTCGGGATCAAATGACGGTTAATCAGCTGATCACTAAGCTATACCTTGAATCTCTCGATGCTGATCATGATATTGGTAATTTCACCTCTTTTTTAAGAGTTTGTTGTTCTCGTTATTTATCTTTAATAGCCGATGGCGATCTTTCTCGCGAAACAAGGTTACCTTTAGAAAAGGTCGATGCAAAAAATATAATTCAACGTGAAACCCTTCGTAAAAATCAACGTAGTGCATTATTCAATGAAAGTGAGGGAAACCTTTCTATTAATTAGTTCTGTCTATGGCAAGTACATTAAAGCATTGATGCAGCGGGTAAGTAAGTGCCATCAGAGTATGGAGGAAGTGTTAAAGGATTTAGAAAAGAAGATTAATACTTTTAATAAGATATTTTATAGTTTTAACACCAAATTCCAGACACAAAAAAACCTGCTAAAAGCAGGTTTTGATATTTGGTCTAAGATGTACTATCCGAAAATGGTGGGGCTGGAGAGACTCGAACTCTTTTTGATGTAGTTTAATATAAAGCAGTTAAAAATAAATACAATTAAATCATATGCTTGTATAAATTTGTTTTGATTGATTTAAACTGACTTCATACAAACTGCGTCAAAAACTGCGACGTCGTTCACGGCTTACATTTAACGCCGACATGCTCAGCAATAACATCTGCAATCTCTCGAGCGAGTGGCCATTTTTTAGCTTGGTACGTTGCAAGCTCAGACGGATTAGAGATAAAAAACAGTTCTAGGATTATACCGCCTTCACGTACATAGCCAAGTCGTGAATGTTGCCCGCTATTTTCTGGTTTAAAGCCCCCAGCAGAGCCACGAACGGGAATCCCCATTACATCACTGATAGCTTCGCATAATTTCTGGCAGATAACTTTGTCTTTTGGCTGTGCCAAAGCTTCGACACCACCGGCAGTTGGTAAATTGAATGCGTTGCAATGAAACTCTATGGCAACATCACCTTGCTTGATCAGGTTAATCGCTTGGCGTAGGGTTTGGTTGTCACTACCACGCCCATCTGTCACAACTTCAACACCTAAATCGTTGAGACAGTACGCAACAATGTTGCGCATATCAGTTGTAATCTCGGCTTCAGTAATATTGCCGTTTACTGCGCCTGGGTCAGTATTGCTATGACCTGCTGTAATTACTACTTTAGTCATGATATTTACCTTATTTTGAACATTAAAAAAGCCCCGAAATTGGGGCTGGATTTAATGTTAATTATTAGTCTTTATCTGCAACACGCAGTGCGTAGTGCAGGGCATTGAGTGCGATTAATCCGCGACGATAGTGACTTGGTTTGACATAAGGCTGAACAATCTCACTATTCTTGATGGCGACATTCGTTAGCTGTGTCGCAACATTGATGATCAATTGCTTGCTGATTCTCATGGTATTTGCTCCAGAAAATTGTCTATTTAATGCTAGATTGCTTACACTTATTTGATATTTTACGCACTTGCATATATGCGCTGTATCGAGTAATTAGTAGTAAGGCTAGCACCCACATTGCAAAACCTAGTGCGCGAGCTAACGTATAACCCCAATGACCTTGGTAGCCAAGGGTATGCAATGGAGGATAAGAGGTAATGGCTGATAAAGCCAAAAATCCGTATATCGCCCAGCTCAAAGCCCCAGCACACACTACTGCCAATTCAAGTATCGGTGTATAAACGCCGTTATCAACTACACGCATACGTGTCAGCATGACAAACAAGCCTAGGATTACAGCGCAAGCTGCCATTGTTAGATCAAGATAAATTGGCGCTATCATTGCTATTGCTCCTTTTGTAATCTGTATCGACTTGAAAGTCGTCATCTAACGACGTGTCTAAGCCGGTGCGTTTATGTGCCATTTGATTGAGTGTCTTGTTTATGCGCTTTTGGTTACTAATCCAGACCTGTGTGCCGGCAACAAGTGGTGCACTAAATAGTCCTGCAAGTAGTGCAAATATTGGTAACGCGCCCGATTGAGTGTCAGTAAATACATCAATGAACAAACTTAAAGCAACGCCGCTAAATACCCCAATCAATGCTTTTGCAAGGCTTGGGTAATAAAAACGAATGTCAATCTCAGGTATTTTGACGAAAGCGGCGCATAAACCTCCAGCGATCGCAAACACCCAAACGCCGGTCCAGCTTAATAAAAAAGGCGCTGGCAATACTCGTGATTCTATAATCTGACTAGAAGCCCAAACGCTAAATGGGTATGATGCGGCTAAAGCAGCTATGCAAGCCCACCATAGCCGCCCAATCTTAATTTTAAGCATCATTTTTCCTCAAATTTTAGTCGTAAAAAAACCGCCTTAGTTGGCGGGTTCGGTTGTCCATTTGCTGTCTATCCAGTACCACGGTAGGTCATAGTCGGGCGGTGAGGTTAGTGTGAAGTCTTTATCATCGCCCATATCATATAAAGCTCCGTCAACATTGCCGTTGTCTCGGTACAGATAAATGCCGCTATCTTTTGAGTATATATATAAAATCACTATCGCTTAGCTCCCATTACGTGTATAGAGCGATCTTCCCTAAAGTACAAAGTCGTATTCGCTCTGGTGCTGTTATGTCTAACCCTAACGCTGTAGGTGTGAGTGCCAGATATATTTGAATCTACCATAGTGGGGATTGTAGCCATGTCAAAGTAGGTATCAGCATCAAAATTTCTTTAAAAACTACCAACGACTGTACTTCCGTCTCTAAGAACCTCAAAGACGATTGCTCCGTTTATACTACTACCTCCAACGCCTCTGACTAGACCAACCCTAGCGAAAGTAACTTGAATGGAAACATTACCGCCCTCAGCGTCTAAAGATATGCTACCAAAAGTATATCCCGTGGCAGCATCAGCACCAATGAGATCTACATTGCCAGAAAAGGTCTGTACTCTAGGTACAATAACTGAATCTTTCTTTATCTTTAGTGTGTCAACTTGTGCATCTCCAATTTTTGCGCTAGTTACTGCTAAGTTATCAATTTGAGCTGATTTAATCGCCCCATCTTTAACTTGCAGAGTATCAATAGCCGCTTTATGGATAAATGTACTATCTATATAAGTGCCAGCTGGCACAACCGTGCCATTAATCGTCTGCGGAGACGTCAACACCATAAATGGCGACTTGCCTTTGCTAGACCCGGTGGCCGGTGCAATCCAAAACTTATCAGCATTTATAGAAAAATCAGATTGAGTGGCGGACGACATAAGGCCAAACCCGCTAATGCGGCCCCCAACATCTAGCTTTAGGGTGTACTCACCCTCAATGCCATCAACAACTTGCTTTGTCTCTTGTAATGATGAGGTATTTTCACCGACTGTGGCTTCAAGTGTAGTGACTTCACGAGCTAATGCACTGGTTGCTGTTGCTTCTGTTTCAAGACGCTGGACTAACTGAGCATTGCTACTTGCAACCTCTGATTGCAAATTAGTAATGCGCTCATTAGCCGCATAATTATCACGAGCAACGGTTTTCCAGTACGTCCATTGCACCGAACGACTAGCATTGGCATATTGTGTTTTGTCTGCGTACTGTGGGCTGTAATCAGCTATGATACCATCTAGCTTTTCACCTTGAGCTTCAAACTCACTGCTTGTGTCTTCTTGAAAGTCGATAAATTCAGTATTAAATTCTGATATAGCGAACCATGCAGGACTGACGATAGGACTGCTGTATTCAACCTCGGTAGGGTTTTTATACGTTATCTTACTACGTGTCCACACGTAGTCGCCCTTAATAACTTCTGGGGCCGTAGTGGTCCAAGTTGTCGGCACAGTTGACTCGGAGCGACTAACACCGTATTGCTCAACAATGTTATCAACACCTTGTCCCGTATTACCTGTATCTCCTTTGATCAGTGTCCATTTATACTTACTGGGTGTTGTACTATCTGCTGGAGTGTTATCCGTATATTGACCAATATACGTCTTACCTGCTGATACAGTAGTGCTAAAACCTGCTGTACCATCGGCGTTAGTTGCGTAAGCCACATGAAAGTATGGCGTCAAGCCGTCAGAGCCTTTTGCTCCTGCGATACCTTGTGTACCGTCTGCACCTTTGATTAATGACCACTTATACTTACTAGGCGTGGTACTGTCAGCTGGCAGATTATCGACATACATACCTATGTACGTTGCACTAGCAAAGTGATTGACGGAAAAGTTTGCACCTGTTGCGCTTGTTCCATATGCCAAGTGCGTGTAACTCGATAAGCCGTCTTTACCCTTTTCGCCCTGTATGCCTTGATCTCCTTTAGGGCCTTCTAATCCATTTGAGCCTGACACGCCTTGGATGCCTTGATCACCCTTATCACCTTTTGCTCCTGTAATGTTCGTACCATTAACACTGGGCTTGTAAGTAACACTACCATCTGCGCCTTTCAACTTGGTACGACTGAACATATACTTTGACTGTTGCCATACTGGTGCTGTGGTCTGCCACATACCGCCCGTAGGTGTTGTTGCACTGCTAGACAAGTAGTATTCAACATCAGCACTTTCTATAACGCCATCAATACGCTCATTTGTATCAATAATCGCTTGAACTCTGTCCTCAGTTTCCTGACCGATTGCGTCCTCATTCTCGCTGATTTTACCGATTTTACTCGTAAGGCTGGCGTTAAGTGATGACTCATTAATCTGACCTTGTATCAAGTCCATGACTTTATCAGCACTTGCATCAGTTGTGGCTGTTACCCAGCTTGACCATGCAGATTTAAAACCCAGCTTATCAACAAGCCTTGCACGATAAGACTGAGACAAGTTACCTTGTAAGCCTGTCACAGTATGTGTATTAGTCGGATAGCTGTATTGGCCCAGCAATTTTACGTTAGTATTTGGTGCACTGCCTGTCTCAATTTCAGTATAAGCGGCATCGCCTGAACCTGCACCAAAGCCCCATTTGAGCGACATACCAAACAAAATGCCTGTCGCTGTTAGCCCAACAATGGTTGGTGGCAAGCCAATTTTACCGACGATAGCTGTTAATATCGACGTTGTAGGCTGTGATTGCACATCAAACGCTGATACCGAATGCACGCGCGCAATGTAATTACCGCTATATACGCTCTCAATTTCTACTGACACGTTGCCAGTGCGTGGTACTTTAATCCATGTACCATCGTCTTTGCGCCATTCCACATCATAAGCAACCGCATCTTTGACTTGTGACCAGCCAATGACTAACGTGGTAACTGTCTGACCTTGCACAACACGATGACGACTAGTGATTGTAACGTTACTAGGTGCATCGACCACATCAGGATTGACGATAGTGATATTGGTTGGCTGAACGTCTGTACCATAATCAATCGCATCGTACTTTTGTGGCTCATGTTGTATTGCAGTGATACTAAATGTTGCATCATCATTTTGCTTACTTGTCATGACACGGAAGCGCATCAGCTTTAAATCGGTCGTTTCGATTGCCCAGACGTTCTCGGCTTCTGCTGCGGTGAATGCTGCATTAAGCGTTATCTTACGACCTGACACTGATTTAATAGTACGGCGCTCAGATTGACCGCCGCCCCCATTAACGATAAGCACATCACCGATATTAGCGACTACATCACGATCAACAGTTACAACATACTGAGCCTCACTGACAGCTGACACGCGGCCGCCATTGGCACGTCCTGCAAACAACTCATCTGACACATTGACGATGTTACCGACTTGCGGTATAAAGCCATCTAATCCGACACCAAACGATACTTGGCGCGTCTCTAACTGCTCAGTTTTAAGCGCCCAAAGACCTGCACGTTGAGCTTGTGCCTGACTGGTGCAGCCAAATGCAGCCAAATCAAGCACTTTAACGCCAAATTTGGCCATTGCTTTTTCATCACGGATATACTCGTACTCGGTCTCAAACCCATTTAGCGGATTGTCCCAAGCGACTTTCGCTAGTGTGTGCCGATCACGTGCTCTCGTGCCGGTATATTCAAAATTACCATCGATGACATTGGCGCGGGAGAATGTATAAACTGGGTCCTGTGGTACGTCTGCGTCAAGTACAACTTGCTCACCATTCCAGTAGGACATGGCTCGAAATATACCAGCAATGTTGGACAGCACTTGATAGGCATCGGCTTGTTTTTGTAGATAGACATTACACGTAAACCGTGGTTCTAAACCGCCTTGACCGTCTGATACCATCTGATCGCAATATTGGCCAAGTGCATATAACGACCATTTATCAATCATTGTAAGGTCTAAACGCTCACCTAGACCGTAACGCCATTGCGTACATAAATCGAAATACACCCATGCAGGGTTATTACTATAAGCATCTTTAAATGTACCATCCCAAATACCGGTATAAGTACGAGCAACGGCATCATAGTTACTAGGCACACGAATAATCATGCCGCGTATGCGAGCTGCCATCTTTGCAATACCGCTAAATGTCTCAGCGTTATACTGCAAGCCGAGTAGGGCAGTGTTTGGGTACCGCAGTTTTACATCAATGACCTCAGCAACCGCATCAATAAACATATCATCTTGCACATATTCGCTTGAATCATTAGCTGTTAAGCGACGCACACGTATCTGCCAACCTGTTGTAGATTTAGGTAAATCAATACGGTGTGTGCGCTCGTAACCTGCGCTAGTCTTATCTTCAATCCTAGTATTAAGCACCTCAACGTAAGCACCGCCATTGGTCTGCAAGTCAATCGCGTACTGAATTTTATAACCCTTAACGTCGCCAGTTTCGGGATCAGTTTTGCTCAGGCGATTCCACTTAAAACGGATGCGAATGGCTGATAACTGAGTATCTGTAAATGCTTTAATCCAGGGCTGTGTGCTACGCAATTCAATGTTAATAGGCGTCTCGTTAGATACATCAGGAAAGCCCTTGATGTATTCCTGCTCATTAGTACCTGCACGAAAATCCCATGTCACACCGTCAAAATTCGAATTACCTGCATCATCAAGTAGTGGTGTACCATCAAGATAGATTGATTTACCACCATCTACCAGACCTGCAATCTCACCTTCGCCTAGAATGTACAATATTTTAGCGGTACTGGTGCTTGCCGCCGAGTCTTTAGCGATAGACGGTTTACGTGATTCGCCCGCACCTGCTTTTGCGCCTTTAATTGCGATAGCTGTCATTATTGATTATCCTCTGTGTAGATGCCTGCACTACCGATTGCCCCGCCAACTGTGCGCTCACCGTATGGCAAGCCTACTACGTTGCCTTGAGCCACCGTTGTTACCGCACCGCCAAATCCATAGTTTGCCCTATTGCCATCCTCGTCTTGATTACCAAGCTCAGGCGTTGGCATGAGTAGTGAAGCAGCACCGCCAACCATTAAACCGACGCCAGCCGCAATCATTGCAGGGTTACCAAAACTGAAGGCGACCAATGCAGCACCCGCTATTACTTGCAACCACCCAAACGCATCGCCCCCTGCGCCCATAATTTTTGGCACGATATGAATAATGCTTGCAGACGTGGCATTACCTATCTCTTTTTCGCCCACGTTGCCTTGCTCTGTTTGCTCATCTAAAAACACAGCAAAGCGCATACCGTCTTGCTCAGCTTTTAACATAAACATTTTAAATTCAGGGATTTGAGAGGCGATAGCGTGTGTTGCTTCTGCTGCTGACATGACATCTAGCTTAAAAAACTCACCGAATTTTTCAGCAAGTACGCCGTGCAGATGGATAACTTTCATAATTTGCGCCCATAAAAAAAGCCACCGTTAGGTGACTTGTGTTATTTAATTAGTGATTTATGCCTGATAATAACAGCAGCTCTACGTTGCCATGCTTCACCGTATATCTCACGTAGCGACTCACGGTTATACGGATGGTGCAACACTAAGCTAT